ACCATCTGAGATTTTAGGCGAATAATCTTTTTGCTTATTCTTACTTGCTATATATGAAGTCATAGAGGCTTTATATATAGCAATTCTTTTTTATTCCAATCGATCATAAAAAGAATGATAAATAGGGCTTTATAACCTCTATTTATCATAACTACCATTATCTAATTTGTTATACTTTTGTAACGTAATTATAAAAATACTTAATGTTATGAGTACAGAAAAACGTTCAAATCTTGTTGATGAAATTGATTTAGGCAAAGTTGAAATGTGTCTAAACAAGTGTGCAGATTATTTTGTTACAAAGTTGGTTTATAACGACGGTTCTGTAAAGTATCGTGTTTGTTATCTTGAAAATGGTCTTAATAGTATTTCCAAAGAATTGCTATTTGATGATATTCATGCTGTTCTTGATTATATTGCTTATAATTAAAAATTTCCTATGGCAGTTAAAGTTATTTCTCCAGAACTTAAATCTGAACTTCATCTTATGTCTAAGTTTGAAGTTGAACATTATCTTGATGTTTGTGACGGTGTTAATATGAAAAATTATTATTCTGTTACTTATCTTGATAAACTTAATCGAAAGCATACAATTTCTTTTGATTATATACATGATTTTTTTGAGTTTATTTTTCACCATACAACTAATAACAAGAACAATGTTTAATCAACGTAAACCCATGCTGTTTCAGACAACACGTCATACTTTAATCATGTCTGTAACAATTCAGCATTATATTAACCCTCGTGATGGTGCACATACTTTCATTGTTCGTTGGCGTGATGAAAACCACGATGAGCATTTAGGAGATAACTACGTTGCTTTTCGTTCTTTTGTCTCTGCTGTCGACTTTATCGCTACTAACTTCTGTGGATAAATATAAACGTGCTGACTTTCGTTTTGCAAATTGTCCTTATCGTGACATTATAGGCTGCAATGACTTTATGTGCGTTGATTGTGTTAACTCGACAGAAAGATATAATCTTTATTTACGTATAAAAAATCATCAAATTGATGATTGGCAAATCTTCAAAAAATATTATTATGAAAAAAATTTTCCCTTTCCTCAAGAATCTACCACCTGTCCTTTTTAAGGTGTCTGTTGGTGGTTTCATTTTAATCTCTGTTGCTTTGTACTTCCAAAGCTGTGTGACCTCTTTTGATGCTGAAAAGTTTCACTATCATGGTGTAGCTGGTAAGTGTCGTTCTTCTCATGTAGTATCTGATACAATTCATTAATATGTCCGTACTTGGTAATATAAACAGTTGTCTTAGTCCTAAGCGTATATATAATAAATATACTGATGAAACCTTGTACGTTCCCTGTAGAAAATGTTTCCGCTGTCGTGATACTTATTCATCTGTGTGGAGTAGACGTATTGAGAATGAATGTAAACAACATCGTTACTCTTTGTTTGTTACTCTGACATATGACAATGAACATATCCCTCTTTTTCAACCTCTTATTATGAAAGACGGTACGCATCCTGTTTGGTATTCTAACAGAACTTCGGAATCAGGTAATTTTTTATCTGATTCTTTGTGCCGTTCTTTACCTCCTCAGAAAATGGAAGATGAGGTTTGTTTTGCTTATCCTTGTAAAAAAGATGTACAGGATTGGTTTAAACGACTTCGTTCTGCTATTGATTATCAATTAAATAAAAACAAAACCGATGAATTTAGACTTAGATACTTTATTGCTGCAGAGTATGGACCTCGCACGTTCCGTCCGCATTATCATGCCATATTATGGTATGACTCGGAGGAGTTACAACGACACATTGGTCGGCTTATATCTGAAACTTGGAAGAACGGCAATACGAACTACTCACTCGTCAACAACTCCGCATCTCAGTACGTTGCGAAATATGTTAACGGCGATACTCGTTTACCTTCGTTTCTACGAACTGAATTTACCTCTACATTTCACCTGGCAAGCAAACACCCTTATATCGGGTATTGTTCGTCTGATGAAGAAGCGTTACGAGAAAATGTCCTTAACGGAACTTATGGAAAAAATATCCTCAACAAAGATAAAGGAGTGCTTGAATTTGTACCAACTGCCCGTAATCTTGAAAATCGGCTCCTGCCAAAGTGTCGAGGATACCGCACGTTATCTCATTCTGAAAGAATACGAGTATATGCAACTGCGTATGATTATGAGCAAAGAGGTATAGACTATAATGGTTTGTTACCATTTGAGTTTAAAGCAGGTTGCTACCCTACTACAGATATTCATGCTACATTAGTGTGTTTGGATTGGTGTAAACGTTACCACATGACACCTGAAATATTTGTATCATTGTTAGAAGATTACTATTATCGAAAGGATATGTATTTACTTCGTACACAATACGAGTATCAAGAGGCGTATATTAATCAACTTGACATGCCTTTGCATCATCTTGTTGATTTTGATTTACAATTGTTCTCTTATCTTCCTCGTACTCGTGGATTGTTTAATGATTCACCGTGGAAAGATGTCATGTTAACTTATGGTATACACGACTTCATGCTTTACAACCCAGACGGTTTTATGAACTTCGATTTGATTCAGTTAATGGGTCAGAAACATTCACAATTCTATAAGGATAATATTGCACGCTATACAAAGATTCATAATGATTCTTTGAAAAATAAAGAACTTAACGAGTTATTAAACTCACAAATTTTCAATTAATTTTTTTATTATGTCATTATTTAAAATTCCTTCCCCTAAACCAAAGCTTGCTCGTAACGGCTTTGATTTGAGTTCACGCAGAATCTTCTCTGCAAAAGCTGGTCAACTCCTCCCTGTTGGTTGTTGGGAGTGTAATCCCTCTGAACATTTCCAAATTTCTGTTCAGGACATTGTTCGTACCACTAACCTCAATACTGCTGCATTCGCACGTATGAAAGAGTATTACCACTTTTTCTTTGTGTCTTATAAGTCGCTGTGGCAGTGGTTCGACCAATTTATCGTCGGTACAAGTAACCCTGTATCTGCTTTGAATGGTATCAAGAAAAACCATACTGTAGATTATAACTACGTATGTAGTTCTACGCCTATGTTTGACCTGAACACTTTTGTAACTCACTTGAAAAGTGATAATATGAAAAATACGTTTGATTCTCAGGCTTTCCCCTTCAAAGATGGTGCTTTTAAGTTGTTGAATCTCTTAAACTATGGTGTTACAGAAAAGGGTAAATTCTATGACTATAAGTCTTATTTCTCTAATAGTAACAACTTAGGTTCTACGTTCCTCACGGATGCTGCACATAAAGGTAATGTTATGGTATCGCCTTTCCGCTTGTTAGCTTATCAGAAGATTTTTAACGACTTCTATCGTAATCAGGATTGGACACCTGCAGATGTTCGTTCGTTCAATATTGATGACTATGCAGATGATTCTAATCTCATTATTGATAAGTCTGTTGCACAGTCATTTTGTCAGATGCGTTATCGTCCTTATCCTAAAGATTGGCTTACAAGTATGAAACCAACACCAAACTATGACAAAGGTATTTTTAATCTTCCTGATTATGTTAATGGTGATTCTCGTTTCAAGCCTGAACGTAATCCTGGTTCTGTTGGTGTTTCTACTTTAGCTCCTAATACAGGCAGTAATATGTCTTTCTCTGTTAATGACTTGCGTGCTGCGTTTGCTCTTGATAAGATGTTGGAGGCAACACGTCGTGCAAATGGTCTTGACTATAGTTCACAGATTGAGGCACATTTCGGTTTCAAAGTTCCTGAAAGTCGTGCGAGTGATGCTCGTTTCCTTGGTGGTTTTGATAACTCAATTCCTATTAGTGAAGTTGTTGCAACTGCTGACACTAATAATTCTAACGGTAAACAGCTTGGAGACCTTGCAGGTAAGGGACTTGGTAGTCTTAATTCAGGTAAGATTTCGTTTGACGTTAAGGAACATGGCATTATCATGTGTATTTATTCAGCTGCTCCACAAGTCGAATATAATGCGTCTTATCTTGACCCATTCAATAAGAAGTTTAAGCGTGAAGACTTCTATCAGCCTGAATTTGCAGACCTTGGCTATCAGCCTGTTTTGTCTTCTGATTTGTTGCTGACAGCTGTCGACCCTACCAAGACACCTACGGTATTAGACCATAAAGGTTCTAATATTGCTCCAACTGCTGCAAATGAACTTAATAACCTGTTATTAGGTTGGCAAACTCGTTATAACGAATATAAGACTGCACGTGATGTTGTGTTTGGTGACTTTGAAACTTCGGGTTCTTTGCGTTATTGGACCACTCCACGTTTTGACTTACGTTTCGACCGCTATGTCAGTAAGAAGTCTGATATTCCTGCAGGTGGTTACGCAAGTGGTTTGAGTTCTGCTCAATTCTACGTTAATCCTAATATCGTCAATCCTATTTTCCTTGTTACTGCTGTAGCTGGTGACCATTTCTATATAAATTCATTCTTTGATGTTAAGGCTGTCCGTCCTATGTCTGTTCATGGTCTTGCATCACTTTAAAACTTTATGTTATGAGTTATAACGATAGATATTTAAACTTAATGCCTGCTGATTGTTATAATATCGGTGAAATTCCTGATTCTGTTTGTGGTGTTTCCACTGAATCGGTTATTTCTGATGACAGGCACGTTTATGAGACACTTTGCCCTATTAATCCTCTAACTGGTCATCGTGATTCTATGCTTTCGCGTTTGTTTAGTAATGATGTTTCAGATACTGAAAAGCAGCTTATTATGTCTCAGCTTGCAAAGCTTAAGGGTGTTTCTTCTCCTGCTGATTTGTCCGATGATGATATACTTTCACTTTTGCCGTCTCGCTATATGTCTGACCCTGTAGAAATGGAGAGATATCGTGAATTTGTTGACCAACTCCGTGATATTGATTCTGACACTGACCCTGTAGACCCTGTTCCTGCAGACCCTGCGCCTGCAGACCCTGCGCCTGCAGACCCTGCGCCTGCTGAGTAGTTTTTTTATTAGTCCCTGCAATAATGTAGGGACTTTTACGTTTAATCATTAAATTTTTTAATTATGGACCCTTTGTTAGGTAGTGCTTTAATTTCTGGTGCATCTTCCTTGTTAGGTGGTTTGTTTGGCTCTGGTG